GCGAGTCCCGCCACGCCTTTAGCAGCAACCGGCAACGTAAGATAGTCAGTGCCGGCGGTGGAGGCGATGCTGGTCCCAGCGCTGAACTTGACCTGGAACTCGCACTGCTTGCCGACGAAGCGATAGCGCCCGGTGTACGAAGTCGCGCCCACCACCGTAAGACTGCCGAATACGGGCGTGAACGACTCCCAGCGGTCAACGTCGAGCAGGTCTCGCCAAGCGAACCCCTTTTCGTTGATCTGGACGTTGTCGAGCGCATTCATCCGTTACACACTTTTAGCTCGCCCTCGCCGCGCTCGAGGCGCATTGGCGTATTTGCGCTATGGGTGAAGACCCACGCGCGCCGGCGTGCGGCGCCCAAGCGCGTGAGGCGGCGCTGTTGGCTGGAGAGGTCCACCGTCCCGAGCACGACATAGTTCTGGTAATCGTCATCCGACGCGGAGATGGTCAGAATGGACGCGCTCGTTTCCACGTCTCCGATGATGTCCAGATACGAATAAATCTTGCGGTGGTTCGTCCCGCCGTCCTCTTTGGCGGTCTGGATTCGCGCGGTGTAGGTCGTCCCATCGTCGGTGAATACCAGGGAGGCATGGTTCATGATGTAGACCTTGCCGCTCGTAGCGATATTCGAGACGGCGTAGTTGACCATCGTGCCGCCGAGGGAGATGCCGACGCACTTGTACCAAAGCGGCGTCGTCGAGTTCCACTCATGCCACATCTTTTCTTCGACGCAGTAGGCGAAGGTCGTCGGCCCGGCGCGCACCAAAACGAACGAGCGCCCATAGAAACGGATCGTCGTCATGGAGATATTCGACGCGCCCGCGAGAATCAGGATCGCGTCTATCTCAGAAGTCGAGACGCGCGAGAGGCTGCCGTCGTACTGGAAGATCGAAATGCCGCCCTGCGGGGTAGATCCCGCGAACCATTTCGTGTCGGAGATTTCCGCAATGGCATCGTCAGAGATCGCGCCGACCTTGATTGTCTTGGCGCCAGCTCGCGCAAGCGGGAAAGGTGTAAGGCCCGCGTTGTACCAGAACTCGATCGATTGCGTGCCGAATGCCATGATGAACTCGCCGTGCGTGCGCGTTCCTACGCCAGCATCGGGCAGGGCGTTCGTCGAGTCGAAGCTGTTCGATGTCCAGCCGGTGCCACTGTTCAGGTCGCTCGCGTACAGGAAACCATCGGTAGTCAGGACGCATGCAAAGCCCTTCAGGTGCGAGAACGTGCCCGCCAGTGTCTTCCCGGCATTGCCAGGAAAATCAGCATCCGCGATCTTCGTAACCACGGCGGTCACAGTGTCGTAGTACCAGCCGGTCGAGTCGTTGCTCGTGATGAAGATTGTCGGCGTCGTAGTCCCGACGACGGATTCAGTAAGCCCGGTGCAGCGCCCGGTGATCGCCCCGAGACTTACCGCGCTGTCATAGATGGTCGAGTTCGTGGACCCGAAGGCCGAAATGACTTTCTGCCCCGTTCCCTGCCCGCTCCATACCAGCACAGCCTCGCCGCGCTCGCCGGCCGCAGGAGTGAATCCGGTGCCGAAACCAGGGCGCTTCACCATATACACGCGCTTTTGGCCGTAGACCGGATCGCTCACGGTCTGCGCGAAGCAGTTGATGTAGCGCGCGTCCTTGTCGGTGCTCTGCGTCGTCTTGCCGACGATCATTAGCCCGACGATGCCCACCCCGACGTAGCCGGAAGTGGAGTCCGAGGCGTTCACCGCGGAGACGCGCGTGTTATACGCGCCCGCAAGCGCCACCTTGAAAGGGCTACCCATGAGCGCGCACCACAGCCATCACCATCTTTCCTTTACCGGGAAGCGATACAGCTTGTTCGAAAGAGCGCCCGTAGCCCAAACGCTCTCGCCATCGAAAGCGAGTCCAGCCGGATCGCTCCCCGCCCCGATTGCGAATTTCTTCGTTACTTGGCAGGTGAATTTATCGATTGCCTGAATGTTCCCGGTGCTCGAGTTCACTACCCATACTTCCTGACCGACAGGCAGAAGGCTGTGAGGCCCGGCACCGGCTTCCAAAACCGCCGCATAAACGACGACGGGAGAGGTGCCCCAGGGGTTTATCGCCAGCACCTTCGCGTCGTAGTAACTGGAGACCCAGACGAAACATCCGTCCGTGCACATGCCCCACGGCGTTGTATTTACGCTCACGCTCTGGATCAATCCGGTCGCAAGGTCGATTGCGTAGACCATGCCCATGTTCCAGGAGCCGGCCCACATCCTGAGACCGTCGCAGCACAGCCGGTAAGAGGGTTGCGAGATCGCAACTGTCCCGACGACAGAGTTGGTTGCGGGGTCGATCTTGCTCAGCGAGCTCGCGCCCCTGTTCGCTGTCCAGACCAGATTCCCATCGAAGGCGCAATGAAGAGGATTGCTCCCCGCCCCGATTGAGATATTCGCGCTCACCGTGTTCGTCGCCGGATCGATGCGGACGAGATACCCAGCCCCATCGGCGCACCAAACGCTGTCTGCGGTTACGCAAACACCGTTCGCGCTGTGCGGGACCGCGCCTAGATTTATGGTCGCCTGGATAGTTCCATCAGGGCCATGCCTTCGGATGGTCGCGTCCGATTGACAGGCAACCCACATCGAGCCGAAGCCGTAGACGAGATCAACAGGCCCGTTCCCGGTGACGACACTGGGACCGCCGGAGGCTACGAGAGAATCCCCGAAGGAATACGTGCAAGCCGGTATGCGTGTTTTCATAGGCGGCTATTTTGTCTCAATTCCTGCGCGCCCATCGAAAGCCCGTTGTCGATACTCGCCATGCGTCAACGGTAGCAATCGAGGCGCGTGATGCCACCGTTCCCGTCGCGCTCGTGCGTACCGCAATGTCTATTGTCTGGTTGGCCGCAGTCCCCCACACATTAGCGAGACGTGCAGCAGAAGCGGATGGCGCTACGTCCGACTCGTCGGGGCAGCAAATCACCGCGACAAAACTCGCGCTCGAATCGCTGGCGAAAAGAGAAAGCAGAGCGATGGTGGAGAAATTCAGTGGAACCTTTACCGCATCCGTCCTGCGGGAAGTCGTGACAGTGTTCGACAGGTCAAGATCGAGTGTCGGCGCATCCCACTTGTGCTCGACGCCACCGCCTTCGGTCTCGTAGGTGTGAAAGGCGACGATGGTCGCGCCAACGCGCTTGAAAAAGCCGATTAGACGCTTCAGCGTGTAATTCGCCGGCATCGTCGGCGCGGTCGACGAGAGCGAAAACAGCGCATCCACCACCCCAGTATCGATGCGAGTAATGAGCCATATGTAATAGTCGCTATTCCCGATGGAACCTGTGTCCAGCCCGCCGGCGTTCGTGCCGACCGCCCAGGCGGCGTCTAGCTGCTTGGTGATCGCCGAGCCGAGTTGCAGCAGTCGGACGTTGGTCGAATCTACGCACTCGCCCACTGCAATCGTGATGTCGTTCGTCGCATCGCCGCCGCCAGCTCCGTCGCCATTAGCGTAGGTAAGGCCGGCGATATAACTGCGTGGGTGGGCCTTGATCGCCACTTTCGCGGCTGTAATATCGGCCGCGTCGGCGAAGATCGTGTAATGCAGGCGGTTAACATCGTTGAACCAGTCCTCATCGGTCAGCGTAACGCCATTGACGAAAACGGTTGATGTCATGCCTTGCGCTCCTCGAACCACTTGCCCTCATGGCCGCATACCGTCGCCTCGATCTCAGGCGGCCGGCGCATGCGCAGCGCCACGCAGTTCGCGCCGCGCTTCGCCATGACGAGCGGCTGCGCCTCGCCAGTCACGAGGTATTTCGCCTCGTCCTTGTGCGCGACCGAATTGGCGGGGGCGTCGCAGAGCATCCGCGGCCCCTCGCCACTCGAATGCTTGCAATCGCGGCAGAATCTAGCGGTCATAGTCGCTCTGGCGCCGGCTGTTCGGCTGCCTGGCATCGAAGTCATCCACCGCCACTGTCGCTAGGTCGACGTGCTGCGCGCCTAGCCTTCGAATGTCGCGCTCGGCCTGCATTGCCTCGGCGCGCCACCGAGTCTGCGTTTGTTCATCAATGCCGTAGTCGTCCGCCACGTCATATTTGATGATGTCCATCATCGGGCGGATCATTGCCACATCGATGTCGATGGCCGCGCCGGCCGAGGTGTCGTCGGCGATCTTTTCGTAGAGGAGTTTCGCGGTGCCATCCGCGCTCGGCACCGGGTAGAGCAGGAACTCGGTGCCGCCCTTCCAGAGCGCCTTTTCGGGATTTCCCGTGCGCGTCTTGTCAGGGATGGCCGCATAGTCCGCCATGCCCACGATCTTCACCGGATCATCCTGCGAGCCATTGGACCAGGTGATCTTGATCGGGAACAGGATGTCGCCAGCCCCAGCGCTCGCGGAGACAATCCCGGCGGACAGCGAGAACGTCACCGGGACGCTCGTCACCTTGCGCCAGAAGATGCCGAGCTTGTGCATCTCCTTCAGCCGCAGGTCGATCGCCTCATAGACCGTGTCCGCGTCGGCGCTCGCCGCGGTGGTCGAGCCGATCTTGATGACCTTGCCGAGAACGCGCTGCGCAATCTGCGTGCGCGTGCGGGTGAATGAAGTCGTCACTTAGTACCTCGGGCGCGGACGGGGCTTCTTGCGCTTCACGCTGCCATCCTTTCCTGCATCATCGATTCGTACTCGGCCTCGATGTTTTCGCAGGTATCGTCGCGGTAAGAGAGCCGCTGCTTGCCATTGGCCCATGGGAACTGAAATCCCGGCGTGATGCCGATCCGCTGCATGTAGGCGGGTGACGTGCTGCCCGAGTTGTCGCAGCCGATCGTCCGCATGCAGAGATATGGGGCCTCTGAATGGATGCAGAGCGTCACCGGGCCATTGATGACGAAGAAATTCATGTGCGCGCCGGCGTAGAGCCGCATGCGGTCTGCGAGCTCGAGTGGCATCTCGTCGTAATCCCGGAGAACGACGACCTTCACGCCCTTAGCGCGCTGGCGCTCCGCGAAGATTTTCCATTCTTCGGCTTTTGAGTCTCGCGCTGGCGTGCGGCCTGGCGAGCTACGCAGCGTGATGGTGATGTAGCCCCTGTCCTCCACCTTGCACGGGATCTTGCGGATGAAGCCTTTATCTTTGAACGCCGCCATCGCCGCAGGGAAGAAGTGCGAATACTCGACTCCATCGCGCTCGCCGACAGAGTAATCGACCCCCCACAGCGCCACCGCAGGCTCGACGATGCTTCTATAGCGTTCGCGCGCCGATTCGATGGAGTAGTTCTTCGGCTTCCAGCCTCGATTGAGGACGAAGCGCACGTGCTTGGCACCCATGGTCGTCGCGGTCGCCATGCAGGTAACGAAGTCGAACGACGCGGGACGGTTCGACAGGTCGTAGAGGAGCGTGGTCACGCGGCTATTTTCTCTGCGGCGCGGGCCGCGAGCCGTTCGATCACTGGTTTTGCGTGTACTGAGTTGCCCATGATATCGACCCACGAAACCGTGCCGTTACACACGCGCAGCTCCTCCTGCCACTCCTTCTCATACTCGGAGCCCGCGGTTTCCTTGAAGCATGGGATGCCCTGCGTGAAGTGGACGACCTTCGCATCCGTCCGCGGCTCGTCGTAGCCGACGAGATGATTCCACGCGGCCGGGATGTCGCCAACGGCCGTAGCCCACGCCAGGTCTTGCGGGCTGCCTTTCTCCACTACATCGAGCGTCAGGCCCATGCAGGCCGGGTTGTTGAAGTACATGAGCGAGGGCCACTCGAAGCGCAGCTTGTTCTTCGAGACGCAGACCGACGCGATCTGCGCTTGGCAGATTTCACGGAGTTCGTATACATCTCCAAGGCACAGCATGTCGGCGTCCATGAACAACGCATCGCCCGCGTAATTGCACAGGTGCGGCACGAGATAGCGCGAGTAGGTGAACTCCGTAAGCCCCTTCCGCTTCACGGGGAGCTGCGGCAGCACGAGCGGCGTAATGCTCACTGGCCCCGATGCGCGGGCATAGATCGAGTGCATCAGCACCTGGACCGCGACCGGCTGGCGATGGTCGTGCCCGATGAAAATCCTCATGCCGCCATCTCCTTCCTACGCATATCGATGAAACCCTCCAGATCAAGCCCGACACGTTGAATGACAGGAATCCATGCGTCGCGATCGCCTTCCTGCGGCTGGCGATACGCTCGCACGCTGCGATACCAAGGAATGCCGCCTTCTCGCTGCTCACGCCATGGCGCGTTGCGCGGCACCATCACCCAGGCAGGGACGCCAAGCGCGCCGGCAAGGTGATAGACGCTGGTTGCCACCGAGATGACGAGATCGCAGGACTTAACGAGCTTTGCTGTCTCGTAGTAGTCGTGCGCTTTCACATACTCGTCCATGACTTTGATGTCGTAGCCGAGCGTGGAAAGGAGTTCCAGTTCTTCCTCGCAGTCGGTGTATTGGAGTGAGACGAACTCCACGCCAGTCGTATTCAAGATCGACTTCCACCACGAAAGCGGGATGCTTCGCTTTATTACCCGACCCGCTTTAGCGCCGCCCCCAGTCCACGAAATGCCAACGCGCAACTTGTCGCTGCGTTTTGGCAGGGCATCGGCCTTGAGATACGGCGTCCCTGGAAAGTCATCGCGAGAATTGCGGTAGAACTGGCCGAGTGAGCCTATGGAGATGCGGCAGTCTGCCGTCTCATTCGCGGGCCACGCCGGCTCAATCTGCTCCCGTGTGCCATAGACAGCAATTCCGGGAAATGACTTCTTGAACAGCGTCGTCAGCCGTTCATGGCTTTCGATGATGATTTCCGGGTTCGTCTTGAGAACGTCAGGAAGCATCGATGCGAACATGATTTCGTCGCCGAGTCCCTGCTCGCCATAAATGGCGACCTTCTTACCCGGCTCCTCGAGCGGGCCCTTCCAAACCGGCAGGCCGCCGATCTGTCGGTCGACGCGCATGGAGAACTGCTTCTGCGTCTTAAGGCCCCACTCATGCTCTTTCCAGCCGCGCTCCCACTGGCCCTGCGAGAGCAGAATCAGAGCGAGATTCCAGTGCGCGATCGGCAGCGATGGATCTATTTCGATGGCCTTCTCGCATGCAGCCAACGCTCGCGACTGGTCGGACGCCTCGATGTGCATGCCGGCGAAATTGGCGAGGGCCGGCGGTGACGGATTGCCCTTGACGGATTCCTCGAGGCATTCGCGCGCGCGGTCAGGCAGTCCGGCATTGCGATAGGCGACGCCGAGGTTCGAGAGGATGTCATCCTGCCGCGGGCCGCCGTACTTGAGGCTCGCCTCCAGCAATGCAATGGCGAGCCCGAGCTTGTTCATCTGCAAGTACATCGTCCCGAGCGTAGCGAGCAGCCCAGGATTGGCGTGGTTCTGCGTCAGCAGTTGGTCATACAGAGGCTCGGCCTCCGCGTACTTACCCCGCCTGTGTAGCTCTGTTGCCTTGTCCCACAGTTCCAAATTCGAAAAAGGGGGGATTGCTCCCCCCTTCCCTGGTTACGACTGCGCTGCGCCGCTGCCGTACGGATCGAGCGAGAAAATCGCCGTGAGATACACCGCGCCGCCGAGAGTCGTGACCGACACGCGGGAAACCGTGATGTCGATCGTGTCGTCGGTGGAGTAGGTGTAGGGCGCCCCAGGGGTCACGTTGGCCTCGCACACCACCCAGCCCATGCCGGACGACAGCGTGGTTTCTGCGTAGTAGCGAGCCGGCGTAATCCCGTCGCCGACCTGGACGGTGAGCTGCCCGGCGTTGGTGTTCGCGACCTTCGCCATGACGAGCTGGGCGTTGGCCGGCACCTTGACCATCTGAATCACCATGCCGGTCGAGCCGGAGGTCGGGAACGAGTAGAAACCCGTCACCGCGACTAGACCCGCACGGAGGCCCTTCGGCATCACGCCCTGTTGGGCTGCGCTTCCGGTAAAAGTAGCCATGATTGCTCCTTAGTCGGACGCCGCAGCAACGAAGGCAGTCACCATCCCGTGATCCTTGGGAGTGGTGGTGTCCGCGCCATCTGCGGTGCCGAAGCGAAGTTTCTCGATCGCACGGATCTCCTGGACTCCGACCCCGTGCAGGAAGCCGTAATCGTCGGTATCCGTGGTGCTCTTGGTGCGCTGCGCCCACGCGAGGCCGATTGCTTGCGCCCCGCAGAGGTAGACCGGCTCGATCGCTGAGCCGCCCGATGCCGACTGCGACACCAGTGGCCTGATCTCCGGGATCTGGCGCAGGATGATCCCGTCCCATACCAGCGAGTCGCCGGTAAAGAGCGGGTTATCGACGCCACGAACCCGCGCGTCGCGGTTCGCGAGCGTGAGCGCGTTGGTCGTCGGGTTGTCCTCCGTCAGATCGCGCCAAGCCCGCGGGCCGATGAAGGCGACATACCATTCCTGGTCGGTCTCCTTCACCATCACGGGCTTGATCTTCGGCGAGCTCGCGCCGGCCATACGGGCCATCAGCGAGAGCACGGCCGGCGAAAGCTGCTCGCCACCCGAGATGCCGCCCGCCGCGGTCGAAAACGTCGCGTTGTAGTTCGCGGTCGTCAGGCCGAAGAGAACGCGGTCCTGGTTGTTCGCCGTCCAGGTGTTCTTCTGTCCGGCGGTGGACGTTTCGAAGGCGACGCCGTCGATCTGCCCGAGCGCCGTCACGATGCCATCGCGCAGCTTCTTCGACGCCCATTCGCGAAGTTGCGCTTTCGCGGCTTCGCGAAGATCGATCACCGACTTCTGCTCGTCCCAGTCGTCCACGGCGACGGCGTGCCGCAGCACGTTCACCGAGACTTTGTGGGAGCGGGAGCCGAGGCGTTCCTCGTTGCCCTTCAGCGTCGAATTGCCGGTGACGCCATTGCCGAGGAGTTCGTTGACGAGAGCGAAGGTAACGCTGTCGCCCTTCCTCTTGGTCAGGTCTTCCTTGAGCTGGATGATTGCCGCTTCGTCCGTGCCCATGTACCGCTTGAAGCGGCTGGCGCGCACGTAATCGCGGAAGAAATTGTCATCCCACTGCTGAGGAGTTAGACCCGTTACTGCATAGGTCTGAGCCATTGCTGCTGTCTCCGATTGGTTAAGGGGTTCACGTTTTCGCCCGCATTCCCGGCGACGGTGAAAAAGCGCCCTTGACCTCGGCGACAGGGCAGCATTGCGCTGCCTTCACTCTCCTGCGGTGCTACTCGCCCGATGCTCGCCCGGCGACGGCTCGCTACCTACTACGGCGCGGATTCATACACACGAAATCCGCGCTTGGCAAATCAGCTTTTGAGGATGTCATCCAGCGCGGTAGGCCCACCCCATACACGGCGGTTCGCCCCGGTGCTGCGAACGTCGGAAAGCGACGGCGGTAGCGCGGCGCGCTGGGTCTCAAGCTCCTCCTGCTTCGCCTTGAACTGCGCCTCGACCTCGGCGCGCACCCTCGCCTCGGTCTCCTTCACGATCTTCTCCCGCATCGCGTCAAGGTTGCCGACCTGGCGGAGCTCGAGGTGGTTCTTGCCCATGTTGTAGGCGAACATGGCTGGGTCGGGCGAGGCGAGCCACTGCTGGGCAATGACGGTCGCGTTCGGGCCGGCGTTGGTCAGGATCTCCCGGAAGACGGCGGCCTTCTCGTCAAA